CGGTGTCGGCGTACCAGTGCAGGTTCACCGTCACGTTTCCGCTGCCGTAGGAGGTGGCGTGGATGTAGAAGTAGGCGGACTCGACCGCGGCCGCGTCGTAGGCGAGACCGGCCACCGGGACGTTGGTGCCGTTCTTCACCAGCGCAGGGAACGCCGACGCCAGGAACTGTGCAGCGCCGACGTCGAGTTGCTGTGAGACGGTCGCCACTACCCGTCCTCCTCAACCCGAAGCAGTCCGGCGCGGCGCATTGCGACGAAACACAGCAGCAGCGTCTTCTGCGCAGCGGTCGCCTGCCCGCGGAATGGCTGCGGCAACGCCGAGTTGAACGACGCCGCGTTCGCGTCGACCCACGTGTCGCAGGCGTCGATCGCCGCCCGCAGATCGGCTTTCGTGTAGTTGCACGGGTCGGTGTTGCGGCGCATGAACCACCGCCATGTCCGTTCCCGATCCTGTTCCGGTAGTGCAGCCATCTCGAACCCCCGCGCTTTGAGTGGATCAGGATGCGACGGTGAACGACGCGGTCAGGTTGCCGGACGCGATCGTGAACGTGTCCCCTGCGGTGACTGGGTTCGCGGTGATCGATCCTGTCCACCCGCACGTGCCCGCCGTGGACGCGGTGAACCCGCCGAACGCGGTGAAGTCCTCCGTGCCGGCCACGGACGTCCATGTCAGGTCAGCGGCGGTTGCCTTCGACCCGCCGGACGCCGCCGCCGGGGTGGTGATCTGCTTGCGTGTCGTCTCCGTCGCTGCGTTCGCGGTGCCGACTGCGGTCGCGCCGACGAACAGCTTCACCCACGGGTAGGTGGTCCACATGGTGTCCAGCGCCGAGTTGGCGGCGACAGCCGCGATGCCCTCAGCCATGGGACGCCTCCCCGAGCGCGACCAGGTGGGTGCGGAGTTCGTCGCCCTGCACGCCGGCAGCGTCAGCGATCTGCTGGCGGCACACCTCGCAGCCCATCGTGGCGTGACAGTCCATGTGGACTGGCACCGACCCGGCTGGTGTGGCGGTCACGTGCCGCGGGTGGTCATCTTTCTGGCCACACGCGACACATCCGCGGATCCTTCCCGGCATGGCTCTACTCCTTGCCCTTGCCCGCGGCGGCGATCTCGGTGCGGAGCTTGTCGGCACCCCACCGCTTGTCGACCCTCACGCCCGCCTTCTCGGCCTCGGCCCGCAGCGCCTCGACGTCGTCCACTGGCGGATCGGGTGTCAGGTCGGTCGGCTTCGGCTCGGGCAGCTGCACCGACCGCTTCTCGCCGGGTTCGGCGGTTGCCCGCTCGACGTCGTAGTGCACAGTGATCTCCTCGAACAGTTCCGGGTGCGCCTCGAGGATCGGGTGGCCCTTGCGGACACGGGTGTAGCCCTTGCTCACGACGACCATGTCGCCGTTGTGCTCGAAAGCGCCCGACTCCTTGCACACGTAGACATCCGTCATGGCGTGTCCTGCCCTTCTTGTCAGCGCAGCGGCGCGGGCAGCGCAGACGCGACCGCGTGGTCGGTGGTGTGGATGATGTACAGGACCGCACCCAGTTGCGAGTTGGTGCCGGAGTCGGCGATGTCCAGGCTGATGTGGGTGTTGCCGGGGGTGAGCTGGTCGGCGCGCACGTGGATGACGACGAGCTGCTCCGACTCCGCCGAAGTGCCGCCTGCGCCAGGGTCGGTGATCGTCGCGGCCGCGGCCTGGGTGACCTTGGTCCACGTCTCGTCCCCGTCGAGGGTGGCTTCGTTCTTCAGCCAGTACTCGGTGATGGTGGCGAGGTCGGCGGTGGTGCCGCTGGTGGCGGCGGTGTGCTGCTTGAGGGTGAGGACCGGGTCTTCGGCGGCGGTGCCGGCGCCCTTGATGACGACGATGTCGACGCTGGTGACTTCGCTCATCGCGAGGCGCTTGCCGGTGTTGGCTGCGGTGGCCAGGTTGACGGGGGCCAGGCCGGTGGACAGGTCGTAGGACTCGCCGAGCATCATCACGGCGCCTTTCTGTGGATGGGGCGTGGGGGTGTGCGGCGGGTGGCCTCCTCCTCCGGATTCAGCGGAGGAGGAGGCCACCGCCTCAGTCGGGTCAGGCAGCCTTGTGCAGGACGCGGAACGCGTTGTCCACGAGCACCTTGCTGTTGTTCCGCCACATCGTGTACAGGCCACGCTGTCCGGTCGGGCGACGGTTCGCGCCGAACAGGTGCGGCACGACGTCGACCATCATCCCGATGCGGTCGACGATCAGGAAGTTGCGGAAGTCGCCGAGCAGCAGGTAGCGGTCCCCGATCGAGAGGGTGCCGTCGGGCATCGCGGAGGTGCGGTGCGCCGGGTAGCCGATCAGCTCCGGCGGCAGCCCTTCCGTCAGACGGACCCACAGGCTCGCGCCGCCCGACGTGTCGAACTGGCGGGCGAGGTTGTACACCGACCGGTGCGCCAGGAACCTGGCGTTGTCGATGAACCGGTCCGGCAGCGCGTCCTCGAGCGCGTAGATCGAGCCCACGGTGAACGTGTTCGCCGTGACGTTCGACGAGCTGTTGAGGGTCTCGATGATGCCGTTCGCGTTGGGGGCGACACCGTCACCGTTGACGAAGGAGTCGGCTTCCTCGTTGTCCTTCGCGTCCCGCAGCAGGGTCGTCATCTCGGACTGGAGCCCGCCCCAGTCCTGGTCGACCTCCATCGAGAACGGGATGAACCCCTGGACCCGCTCCGCCTTGACGGTGGGCTGCGCCAGCGTCGGCGAGTTGTCCGACGCCTCCGCGGCCTCCGCGGCGCGGGACACGGTGACACCGGCGGAGGTGACGCCCTGCCACTCCTTCCCGACGATCGTCTCCACCCGGGAGATCTGCCGCAGCGGGTTCGCCGACCCGTTGTTGGTCAGGATGATCGTCGGGTCCAGCTGGAACGGCACCGCGAACCCACCAGTGGAGCCGGCGCCGATCGCGAGAGCGCGCTGCTCCTCGGTGGTCAGCCCGTTCGTCGACAGCGACATGCAGAACTTGCCGAACGCCCGCTCATACACCGGGGAACCGGTGATGAGCATCCGCTTCGCCAGATCGCCCGTCGGGTCCGGAACCGAGTCGAGCATCCGCTCGGCGTTGGTCTGCGCGGTCTGCCGGTCCATGCCGGGGAAGCGGCCCTGCTCGATCGCGCGCTTCGCGTTGTCGCGGTACAGCTGCGGCAGCTCGTCGATCGACCGGGCTTCCTGCCGGATCGCGGCGAGGTCGTAGATGTTGTCCGGGCGGCGGGTGCCGCCGTTGCGGGCCGGGGCGCCGTAGCCGGCGGACCGGTTGGAGACGCGCTCGGTCGCGGCCGGGTTGTCGGCCAGCGCGCGGAGCCGCTCACGGCGGTCCATGGCGTCGGCGATCGCCCGCTCGTTCTCGGCGTGCTCGGTGTTGAGGCCGTCCCACTCGGCACGGGCCTCGTCCGGCAGGGCAGCGCCGGCGTACTCGGCGTCGAGTTCGCTGAGCCGCGCCTTGATCTCGCTCTGGCGGGCCTCACGCTCTTCGACGGTCATGGTCTCTTCCATGATCGCGGCAGTCCTTTCGTCATCGGTGGTAGCGGAGGTGCCGGGAGTGGCGGGCTCCTCTTTCGCCGCGGGAGCGGCAGGGGTGTCCGAGTGGCGCGTGGCCGGGTCGGACTCGGGTGGGTCGACCGGTTCCGGGGTGACCACTGGCGGGTCGGGCTCGATGACCGGCTGACGAAGTTCGGTGGCGAGGGCGCTCAGCAGCGATTCCCTCTCGGTGGGATCCAGATCGGCCAGGAGTGAACGAACCCCGACAGTGGTGGCCTCGTAGGCGGGGAACACGACCGGACCCGCCTCGAAAAGCTCGACCTCTTTGATGGTGCGGACCAGCGGCCCGCGGTCTCCCGGCATCCACAGCAGCTCGAGCAACTCGTCGGGCTTGACGAGCTTCCCTGCGGTGTCGCGCCACTCGTCGCGGACGACACGGAACCGGAACGACATGCCGGTGATCGACTTGCCTTCGATGGCCTGCCGGATCGGTTCGACCACGTCGTTGTCGTAGAGCCGCGCGGAGATGAACAACCCAGTGTCGTCCTCGCGGAGTTCCTGAATGGACCCGATGGGGACCGACCCGGTGCGGCGGTCACGGCCGTGGTCGAACTGCAACACCGGCATGCGTGCGTTGATGGTGCGTTTGAACGCGCCCTTCGCGATGATCTCGTCGAACGTGCCCTCCCACGAATCGATCCGCGTGGGGGTGTCGAAGACGGCGGCGTAGCCCTCGAGGGTGCGGCCGTCGCCCGTGGCCTCACCGGAGGCGCGGAACTCGACAGCTCGCGAACACAGCGTCGGCGGCTTGGACACAGGCTTGGTCGGCATGGTCATCCTCGGTCATCTCCTGACGGCTCGACGAGCCTCCACCCCTGCTGCGCGAGGGACGCGATCTTCTGGGGGTCGGTCACGGTCACGGCGCCCTTGCCGAGTTCGGTGCCGGGCGGTTGCATTTGGACACTGAGAAGCCCGGTGTGGGAGAGCAGGCTCCAGTCACTGGCCTGCACAGCGGCGATGGCCGATTCGGGGGTGAACCCGTCCCGCACAAGACCGGTGATCGTGGTCATCTGCGTGTTCTGGATCTCGGCGGCGTCCTTGGCGTCCTCAGCGAGGAACGGGATACCGGCAGACGCGTACCAGAGGCTGACGCCGTCGCCGTTCCTCGGCTTCTTGATGATCACTTCTGTTGAGGCGCAAGCGTTGGCCCACAGGTGCCGCATCGTCCCGTCGCCGAAACGTCGGCGTGCGGCGGTGAAGTTCCCGGCGTTCAACGCCGAACCCTGCAGTCCTTCGGAGAACCCGACCCACGACGGTGGGACACCTGCTGTGGATGCGAGCCGGGATTCACCCTTGCCTTGGGTGACCGCGAAGTCCAGTTCCTTGAAGTCCTTGCCGATCACCTTCGTGTCGGCGCCGCCGCCGAGGTACAGGGTTTTGTAGGCGTTCCAGGCGCCGCGGTGTTCTTCCTCGAGCAGCTTTTTGAACTCCTTGACCTGCTCAAGCTTCACGCCAGCGTCGAATGTGATCGCAAGGTTCGGGGTTGCGGCGTTGTTTAGGAACGCCTTCTTGTACACAGTCGACGCATCATCGGCCTGCACATCGGCCATCGACGGGGTGATCCACGACTGGCCGAGGAAGTTGTTGTCGGGGTCGGGGATCGGTGCGTAGTGGGCGACCTGAAACGGCTCGAGCAACACCATCCGCCCGTTGGGCGGCTTGTACACGTAGCCGACGACTTCGACGTCGCCAGCCTCGCGCGGGTTGTCTTCGTCCTCGTTCGAGCCGAGGACGATGGTGACCCAGTCCGGGCGCAGCCGGTTCAACCGGTTGGGGGCAGTGCGGCGGATGTAGGCGTTACCCGCGAGGCTGGCGTCAACTTCCATCCGCCCGAGGAGGTCACCAGTCGTGCCGCCGCTCCACGGCTTCTCCAACACCTCGAGTTCTGGCGACCCGAACAGGTCCCCGGGGTGGCCATCGACGAACCGGGTCCACTGAAACCGGGCCTGCGAGAACACCTGCAGCCGAGCCAGCACCAGAGCGAACACGATGCCGTTTGCCTTGTAGGCAGCGTTCGCCGTGGCGGCCAACTGCTCCTCATCGACCGTGCCCATGGTGGTCTGCACCATCGGGTACTGCAGGCCACCGAACGAAAAGATGTCCTGATAGGCGTCCCACGAAAGCGGGTTGTGGCCGCGCTCCTCCTCACGTCCGAGGAGTCGTTCCCACACCCTCACCGCGGCTCCCTCTCAGTCTTCGACTTGGACGGGCCCGCGGTCATGGACAGCACACCGCCGGCACCAGCGAGCACGCCCGCGGTGATCAACCCAGCGGCGGTGTGCAGCAGCGCGGCGCCAGCGGTGAGCAGACCGAACGAGACGAGCAGCAGCAGCGCGGCGAGCTTGTTCATTCAGTCCCCCCACAGTGCGAACGGCGTCAGGTCGGTGTCTTCGACCACGGGCATCGTCATCGCGGCTTCGAGCGCGAGCACCGACCCGATCCCGGCGTCGATCTTGGATTTATCGGGGCCCTTGACGAACACGAACTTCGTGCGGCCGTCGTCCTCGTCGTCCCGCAACCGAACCTTGCGTTTGTGCATGGCCAGCACATGCTCTGTGTGGGTCTTCGCCCCGTCGTGCGTGTAGGTGTTCACCCCGCCGACAGCGACAAGCCACCGGTCACACGCGCGGGCCATGCGGGTCGTGACGTTGGTGTCGAAGAACACCACAAGCTCTTCGCCGAACTCCTCGGCCCAACCCTCGATCTCGGTCTGCCACTTCGGCGGGTCGCACAGCATTCGCCCGACGTCGAACACGTCGAACGTCTCCCGAACCCGGGCCTGCACCTCCGACCGCGGTATCCGCCAGCCGCGTGGCGCGTCCTTCGGGCGCTCCCACACCTCGATCTCGAACGTGTGCGGCACCCCGCCGATCAGGGTGCAACCAATCAACGCCGTGGCATCGTCCGAAATGGACCCGTCAAAACCCAGCCCAATCCGCGCGCCGGCCGGCACCACAATGTCCGGTCGCGCCAACGGCGCAGTCGTCCACAGTTTGTGTTCGACCGCCTTCAGTCGGTCGTCGACGTTCCAGTTGAAGTAGAACCGGCACGCGTCCTCCCACGGTGTCTCCGGATCCCGGATGTCGGCGACCAGTCGCGGCAGGTCGACCCACCACGCGTCTCCGTAGGCGACCTTCAGCGCCTCAAGTAGCTTCTCGTCCGGGTCGTCCTCTTTAACCGGAGGCGCTTCGACTGCGTCGCAGTACACGCCCGGCGCTCCGTCGAGCACCGCCTTGTGAGTCCCCTCAGCAACCGAACCCTCGCCAGGCGCGAACGAGTTGGTGGTCTCGTAGGAGCGGCCGTTCATCTTCGCGACGTTCCGCCGGATCGTCCGAGCCAGCCTCACCCCGCTGTTCCGCGGCGTCCACAGGTGCGTCTCGTCCATGATCGCGTCCGTGACCGGCTGCCCCTCGCGGGTACCGGCAGACGCGGTGACCGGCTCCAGTTTTCCCGGCCGGTCCCGCAGGAAGCATCGGGTCAACCCAACATCGATCCGCAGCTCGTCCGCGGCCTTCCCGTCGTTCGCGTTCAGCAGCTGGTGGACCACCGAATAGGTGTTCTCGGTTTGGTCCTCGCTGACCGCCGCGACCTGCACCCACGGGTTCGGATCCCCCCCACGGCTCCCGAGCGGTCGCCCCACCGGGTCACCGTCGGCGTCCCATCCGTCGAACACGATCGGGCCCCGCAGCGCGGCGATAGCTTTCGCCGCCTCCCGAGGGCTCTTCCCCCACCCCTTCGAACGCCGTGACTGGCCGCGCCGATACACGTACCGCCCGGACATCGGGTCAATCGCGTACCACTCGATCAGGCCGCGCGCCTGCTCGTCGGTGAAGATGAGCGGCTCCGCCTCGTCACGTGGGCTGGGCAGATAGTCGGCGCACCAGTCCAGCAATATCCACCCGAGCGACGGGAACGGGAACGGGTCACCCGGCTCGGCACCCCGCCACGGCACCCGTCTACTCCGCGATCCTCAGATGCGAGTACCGCGACTTTGGCTTGCTCTCAGGGTCGTCCGGCTTCTCTGGATCGCCGATCTGCAACCGCAACCGCGCCCGGTCCTCCGGGGTCGCGCCGAACTTCGCCACCCGCAGCCGTAGTTCGCCGGCGACCTTTTCGTCGCCAGCCCAGAATCGGGCGTGCAACAGGGCGGTGTCGGTGAGGAAGTCCCAGTCGGTCTGCGTGAACGTCTTCGCTTGCGCCGAACGTCGCCATGTCTCCCACCACGCCAACGTCACCACCGGCCACTCGATACCGCCAGGCAGGTCCGGGCCTCGAACCTCGCCGTCGTCCTCGATCACCGTCGCCGGGATTGCGTCCGCGTTCCGGCGACGCCTCTTATCCGGGTCCTTCGGCGCCGGGCCACGACCAGCCATGGTCCGCACCTCCTAGCCGATGAGCGCCAACTGCTCACCAGCAAGCCGATCACCCTTGATCGAGTTGCAGATGAAGTGGGCGAGTTGGACGTTCGCGCGCGTGTCGTCGCGACTGATCGACAACGGGATGATGTGATCGATCGTGGCTGCCTTGAGATGTGGCACAGCCAGGGCCATGATCACTCGGTCGCCGCACAGTCCACATCTGAGCCCATCCCTAGCGGCGATCTCGGCGAGGGTGTACGGCTCGGACTGCGCCCCAGCCTTCAACGCCCCGGCGCCGCCGACGCGCCCGCTGTCTACGAGCTTTGTATGTAACCGACTGCCTCCGCGACGACAGGCACTCATCGCATTTCCGCCTGGGGTAGACGACCTTCACGACCCCGCACCCCGAACACGGAGGAGTCCACACCGAACCGCGAGCCATCCCGAGCCTCCCCGCTACCAAGGGTTCCCAGACCCGCTACACAGAGTCGCCAGACCCGTACACGAGGCGAGAGCAG